TCATCTGCTAATAACATTTCTGTAATAAACTCTGCCTCTGCCTCTGTTAGTCCGCCTTCTGATAATGTTGATGAAACTTCTGCAGCAATTTCTTCAGATACTTCTCCACCATTAGCAATTGCTTCTAAAATTTCTGCAACCTCAGACGCATCTAAACCACTATCTGAAACTAAATTACTAACTATATCTTGTAAATCTTCTGCAGATAGGGTATCATTATCTTGTGCTATTTCTTCAAAAGAATCCTGATTTTCTTCAAGAATATTTTCTAGTTCATCGCTGGATGAAGATTCATCAGATTCAGGTGTATCCGTTTCAGGAGATTCAGTTTCTTCGGAAGGCACTTCTTCAGCAGGAGTTTCTTCCACAGGGGTTTCTTCTGCAGGAGTCTCTTCTATCTCTGTACTCTCCTCTTCAGTTGGAGTGGTTAAATCTGGTAAAGTTTGTTCAGGCGCATAAATAAAAGATGGTTGTGACGGAGCCTCAATAATTTCTTCTTCTGGTGCGGGTATAGAAATAACAACCTCTGTATACTCACTTACAGGTCCTGACCAGTTAGCGACTCTAATAGTATAGGTAGCGCCTTCTGTTAAACCAGTTAGTTCTATAGATTCTGGAGCACCGTCTGTATTATAAGTGCCACCTTCATATGGATTTTCTGCATCAGGATCTTCAGTTACTACCTGATAAAACCAAGTATTTCCTTCATACCCTTGTGGCATATCTACCTCAACATACATTAATGTACCAACTGCTGGGATTGTAATGATAGGGGCTGGTGTAGGAATATTAGTGCTAATTGCTGTAATTAACTCTTGAGCATTTGTATTTAATTGTGTTTGTAAGTTTGTTTTACTAGATACCGCTGCATTTAATGTATTAATTAATGAAGTAGTATTAATAGCATTTATTGCTGATGTGTTTGTGGTATTTTGAGCAACTACTGGTGTAAGACTTTGATTTAATTGTGTAATAGTAGCATTTGCTGCATCTACTGCTGCCTGTACAGTTGCTGTACTGGTATCTACAATTGGAGTAAATGCAGGACCTTGACTTATTTGCCCAGCAAATCCTGATCCCACATTTGTATCTACAATAGTAGTAATTGCTCCATTTGTTGTTTCTCTATAATTAAATCTTGCTTGATCTGGTATTGGACCTACAGCAGTTACATCTGCCATCCAAGCACCATTATTTGGATTAACATCAGCATTAAATCTAATTTGAACCATTTGTGTTGATGCATCTTGTTGTGGAAATGGACGAAGGTCCCATGCAATATCTAAACTAGAACCAGTTGTTGCGTATGTAATTCCTGTTCCTGTACTCCAAGTAGTCCAGTCCCAGCCAGCAATAGATACAGAGGGTGCCCCTGGAGTATCCCAATATACATGCCCCTCATTTGTTCCAAACGTTATTGTTGCATTAGATCCAACGTAAACATTGTTATAAACGGTGCCACCCATTTGCATTCCAAACGGAAGATTCATTTGAACACCAGCATCGTCTACTCCAGCAAGCACATTTGTACTAGTTCCTATAGTTGCTTGTAAATTATTAACTGCTGTTTGAGCATTATCAGTTTTTGCTGCGGTAGCCTCAGATATTTGAACCTGTGCTGTTGAAGTATCAATAGCATTAATGGCGTTTGTTGCGTTTGTGACACTTGTTTTTGCATCAATAATAATTTCAGAACTCTGGTTTACTTGGGCGGTAGATGTATCAATTGCATTAACTGTATTTATGGCAACCTGAACCTGTGCTACCTTGTCCTGTGCTACTGCTACTGTGGCTGTTACTGTATCTACTGCTGCTTGAGCCTCTACCCTTTCAGCAACTGCTACTGCAATGGTAGCGGTAGCGGTGTCCGTGGCTGCAATAGCCTGCTGAACCTCTGTAGTGGCTGTTGCAAGGGCTGTATTAACTGCCTGTTGAGCAGGGCTAACAACAACCTGTTCTTGATTTTCTGTAGCATGAGCACGATCAGGAGCCATTATTCCAAAAATTGTTAAACACAACCCTACCCCAAAGGCTAATATTAGTCTTCGTTTAAGGTTAGTCAATTATAAAGGTCTCCAATGTGTAATTATATTAGTAATTATACCATTTTTATTTAATAAAAAAGAGGGTAGAAATTAATCTACCCTCAATTTTTATAAGGAGTTTTTAAGCCCTAACCTTTTTCTGAATCTTTAGAACCAAGTTTGTTAATGTAACAATCAAAGTTCTTAGTGAAGCAACTGTTGTTGCTAATGCAGTTACTGCTGCTAATGCTTCTGCTGCAGAATCTTTTACACTTGCAGTTGCAGAAACTGTAACTTGACCAGCAACTGGTAGTGCAGAACCACCCTTTGCAGAGATAGTTACTACTCCAGCAGATGGCATAAATACCTTATAGGACTTAACACCATTTGCATCAGTTGTAATTGCAGTTGCAGTTAATGTATCACCGTTAAATGAATAACTTGATGAAATACCTGCTGCAAGAAGGTCGGTATGTGTTTTTCCAGACAATACTAAACCAGAGGCATCAAGAACTGATAAAGTAATTGTTGCAGCCTCTCCTGAGTTATATGTTGCCTTATCAAATGATAGTTTGATAGAGGTGGCAGATCCTTCGACTCTTACAGTTACTGTATCAGCAGAGATTGTTCCAGCCTTTACAACAATTCCAGCCTTACCAGTTGCAACACCAGTAAGTGGGAATAATGCTTCACCATTTACAATTGAAGCAGTTGTTGCAGAGTTGCTAATTATAGACAATGTATCTGATGTTGCTGAAAGTGTTCCAGCACCAACCTTTACACCATTTGCATCGTATGCAATTGCTGAGATAGCATCAGCATTTGATCCTGTAGCAATTACAGGCTTCTTTACTGTTGTAACCACCTTAGCGATATCACCATAAAATGTTACTGATTCTGTTCCAAGCACTACGCCAGACTGTGTTGTGATAGTAATTGTTCCAACTCCTGAAGTACCATCAGCAAATACGCCAATGTATTGTCCAGCAGCAACTGAAATTGAACGACCAAGTGCTGAAATTGTTGCGTGGTTTGAACCAGTACCAACAAGACCAGATCCTGAGACTGTTGCTGTCAAAGACTCTGAAACAGATGTTTCAGCAGCATTCTTTTGTGTTACAACAATAATTGCTGCGGCATCAGAAGATACTGTCTTTGGAGCAAAAACAGTTGCGTCAGCAGTTGCTGTGATTGTTTCTCCAGAGTTAATAATAGATTTTGACTTTGATGCAGATGCTTTAATATCTGCTGCATTAACTACAACTGACCACAAGACAGCAGAAGAATTTAATGTTCCTCCGCCACCCTTTACAGATGGAGTTAATTTAATAACATAAGTTCCAGCAACTGTTGGGTTAACTAGGCTTACATTTAACTTTGTAGATACTGAAGTAAGAGCATTTACTGATGAAGAAACATCAGCCGAATATGCGTCTGCTGCTACAAGAACTACAGCGCTAGTTGTTTCTTTTACAGACAAGGTTGCTAATTTAGCAGCCCCTACTGGAAGACTAACAACTGAAGAAGTTACCGTGAGGGTATCTCCTGAGTTCCCTGCTAAAAAAGACAATGTTGCTACTGCCGTTGCAGTCTCACCAGTTGAAATAGTGCTTGACACTGTATCAATAGTAAGAGAGTCTGCATTGTGCACAGCACTTGCCTGAGTTGCAGTTAAAGTGCTAAGAGACAAGGCTGCAGCCATGACCAAAGCGATTTTCTTAAATGAATTCATTTTTCTCCTTATTTATATTAAGTTTAGTTTGTCCAGGAAATCTTTAACATCGTTAGGCATTTCCCGATTATCTAATTCTACCATACGTTGCTGTTTCTCTGCAAGTCGTGTTGCAGAACTCCAGGTATGGACTTCTATTTCTGTACTATTATCCTTTGTTGTATGGGAAATTGCCCCAAATACCGCTCCACAAACCGCATCAGCCAAGTCCTTTGATTTTTTGCGAGGATGATCAACCTTATTTCCCTTCATTATTTTTAATTCTGACATTTCTTCTAATAAAATTGGAATCATTGGGATGGCAACACGCTCTTCGTAAATCATCATGGCCAAGTCTTCATAATGCTTTTTAGCAACTGAAACAGTTTCTGTTCTAATTCCAACAGCCTGCAACTCATTTTGAATATCAAAAGACTGCCAACGGTCAAAAGAAACCATGCCAATATTAAATCCTTCTCTACGTAGATTAATAATCCACTGCTTTACCTCAGATAAATTTACTGGACCTTCTGCCTTTGGCTCCCACCATGCAACAGCATCAACAATAACAATGGGGGCTACTTGTTCATAATCTTTAATAACCTGAATATTAACCCACTTGTCTACATGAGCAATGGCAACGGCACACTTGTCATGTTTTTGTGCAAGGTCAGCATGAATGTAATATATTTTTTCTGGATCTGCTTTAAAGGTTGCATCAAATCTTCTAAAAGAATCTAATGGATTTCTAGTGTTCATACATTTTTCTAGTTTTTCTTTTTGTTTAAAAAATGCATCAGATGCAAAAGTTGGAACACATGCAAAACGCATCATAGCATCACCTAAATCTGTATAGAATGCTAATTTAAAATCATCTATTTTACGAGTAGGATTTACTTCCCAAGTAGGTCTTTTAAGTGCTAAAATTTTAGGAACCTTGTATGAAATAATATCGTCTTCTTCCCAACTAATCTCAAATTGATTATTAACATCGTCATGTGGTAGGGTTTCATTCATAATAAAGACGTGTTTCTTTTCTACTGTTTCTTTTTCTGC